TGACCGGGGAGTTCTTGGCAAGGGCACGTTTACTCATGCCCTTGTTCCCTTCCTGGTCAGCTCTGCTCGCAGACGCTGACTATGGCACTATCGTTAATCCGATGATGCCCCTAGTGAAGGGAAACAAGATCGCCTTCGTTCCGAAGACAGCTAAAACCCATCGGGTTATCGCGATCGAACCTCATGTTAACGTTTTCTTTCAAAACGGCTTAGGCCGTATGATTCGGAAACGCATGAGACTTCGAGCGCAGGTTGATCTAAACGATCAGTCGCTTAACCAGCGTCTGGCTCGTTTAGGCTCCCTAGATAACTCTTTGGCTACAATTGATCTCGAAGGAGCTTCCGACACAATTTGCCGGGAACTAGTGCGAGATCTCTTGCCAGAGGACTGGTTCTCTTGGCTCGACAGTGTCCGTTCACATCAGGGAACTCTTGACGGCGAATTGATTCGCTATCAGAAGTTTTCTAGTATGGGTAACGGTGCCACTTTCGACCTTGAGAGCCTGATCTTCTGGGCTTTGTCTTCGGCGGTTGTTGAAAACCTGGGCTATAATCCGTTCTGGGTTAACGTCTTTGGAGATGACATCGTGATCCCTTCAGGGGCTTACGATGAAGTCGTCAAAACGCTTGAGTCAGTCGGGTTTTTAGTCAACAAAACCAAATCCTATTCTGAGGGTCCCTTTCGGGAATCCTGCGGAATGGATTGGTTTCAGGGCTTCAACGTCAGACCTGTGTACCTCAAAGAGGTACCACTACGACCCATTGACTGGATTGTTCTCGCTAATCAGATCAGACGCTTGTCCCATGAATGGGGTGAGCGCCAGTTCTGTCATAGCGATCTCAAGACAGCCTATGAGTTTTGCTTGTCGAAGATCCCGAGGGAGCTACGCACCTTCAAAGTCCCCCTAGGCTACGACTTTCGTCGTAACTTTATTGGTGGCTTCGAGGGCAACGGGCTGCTCGCGAATTTTGATGAAGCAAATCCGAGGATATCGGATCGTGGATGGTGCGGTTGGAATGTGAGGGGATTTGCCCCCCGCGCAATAACTCTCCTTTCCAATAGCCGTCACCTTCTCACTGCGTCAACTCACACCGTTCGCGAGACCGGAAATGAGCTGCCGCTAAGAGAAAGGTTTGACTTCCG